TTAATATTAACTTTACTTACTTCAGGCTTCTCGCCTACTTCGGCATCAACTTCATCTGCAAACTCTTCTGTTTGAACAAATGAAGCTGTACCTTGGGTGGTCTTAATTATTTTTGTCATGAAATGTATTAGGCATTGGGTTAGATTTTTCGTCTTGTATAGAAATCTCTAAATTTGATTGCTCATTTAAACTGTTCATGTGTTTTTCCATAGTGACGTTATTATTCTCTACAGTAAAACGAGTGTATGGTTTGTGATCTGTTTTAATCATAAACAATAGCTTGTCATGGTCTTTTTCTCTTACTTTAACAAAAACACACCACTTACTATCATTACCTTTATTCTGCTTTTGAAATTCTATTTCAACATCTTCGACTTTAATTATTTTCATTTTTTATCCTCCAAGATGGCATCGTAAGTAGCTCTCATTTTATGATCATTTTCTAATTGAGATAAAGGCGCAGGATATTCATCAGCAAACTCTTCATATTTACTAGGATCAAATACAAGTTTTCTTTCTACTTCATATTTAACTTCATCTTGCTTTTCTTTAAACTTACACATCCTCATAATTAAATCTGGATCTAAAATATCTGATACAGGAAAATTAAAAAATTTAGAAAGTTGAACTAATCTCCAGGCATTAATACAATTTGTGCCTGCTTCGTATTTTTGCATTTGTTGAAATGTAACGTCTAAACATTGTGATACTTTTGTTTGTGTCAAACCTTTATGTATTCTAATGTATCTTAAGTTTGCTCCAATCATTTTACTGAACTCGGTTAGTTCTTTAGTCTTTAGTTGCTTCATTACTTACCTCCATAAATCCGAGGTTGTCAGTAAAGAAATCTTCTATCTCACCTTCAACATCTTTTAAATTAAACGTAGCAGATCTTGCTGCTGTTGCTTTAAAGCAATCCTCTGGCATCTGTTGGAACTTATCGTCCATTTTCAGAAAATAACCAGGTCTGCCATTCTTCATTTTTAAAAACCAAGGTGATTGGTTTAACTGTTTAAAGTTTCCAGTCTTGGGATCTAAAAATGTACTATTCATCATCGAAGAATAAGAATTTCTTATTCCAGATTTTACATAATTACTCATATTGGATCTTCCTCTTGTAGCCTGTATTTATTTAGCTCAGTTGCAAGATTGGCTATTAATCTTTGAGCTGTTAGTGGTTTGAAGGTTAATCCTTCACCAAATTGTCCTAAAAGTTCTAGGTTGTAATCAGAAATAGGAGCAAGATCCCAGACCTGTTGGTTCATTAATTTTTCTACTGTTAATGTTAGAGCAACCAAATCATTTTTTTGTTTTCTTACTTGCTTATTTTCAGCTGTAGGAAATTGAATAACATTATTCTGATTTCTCTTTGGATGCATAATGTCAAAAATTTCCTTCCAACTCATTTTGATTTCCTTTTGTCCTGGTCTTTTTTCCAAGTTTTATAACCAGCTATCCATTCTTCAGTTGGTTCTGAACTTGCTTCGTCTTTAATTATTTCTTGAGTGTTATAAATTTTTTCTGGTCTATGCATTTCTTCTGCTTGGACCAAATAAGCTAAAGCATCATCATAACTATCTTCTTTATAATTATTTGAAGCTCTTACTATTTTCGCTTCCGCATACATCAGCGCAACTTTATGTGCAGGTATTACTCTTGCTAATGGTATTCCATCAGATAACTCATCATCTAAGATTACGGACCAAACCTTAGCAATTTTTTTCATATTACTATTGAAAGATCCGTAAGTTAGTTCTCTGGATTTTTCGAGATTAGCTAATCTATTATTTAGATTGTCTTTTGCCATTCTCTTTATAATCCTTATGACCACGTTGAATAAAAAACTCAACTGTCTTTGACATACTAATAGGCAATTCGAATTTCTTTTGAGATAACTCTTCAAGCAATTTGTATGTTTGAATATTTATCGCTACAGATTTGAATTTGTCTGGGTTCATTATGCCTCCAACTCCGATGGCTGGAATGATGTATCACCTGCTGGTGTTCCTCCAGGTGCTTGATCTTCTAATGGTTCAACTCTGTAAAAGTAGTAATATTCACTACCTTTTGGCATTTTACCATTACCGCTTGCAGTAGATCTGTAAGCTCCAAATTTATATTTCTTTCCTTCAACAACTATGTTGCCAGAAAGATCATAACTTTGCGGTGTCTTTTTATTAGAAACTGGAATTGCTATTCCAAGATCAGGTCGTTTTTTTTTAGTTTCTTCAGTCATTACTGAATAACTCCTTTTGATTTAAGGTTAGATTTAATGGCTGTGTATTCATCCATAAAACTTTGATACGTCATTGGATTGTTTTCCTTTAACGTACTCAAAAAGGTTTTATAGTTAGTCAACCATTGGTTAAATGATCCTGCATGAGAAATTGTTTTCAATTCAGACAATGCTTTTTGGATCTTTTTGTCTTGCTGCTCTATTGCAGCTGATACTTCTTCTGCGCTTGCTAGTTTATCGTTAGTAAAACCTGCAAATGCTAAAGCTCTTCCAACAGCAGAAGTTTCACAATTCTCTAATGCTGAAGTTTGATTAATACGAGAGGCAGTTCTTTTTTCCTCTGCATAACCTGTAGATAGAAATCTTCCACCAATACCGACTGTAGCTTTCATAACTACTGTGTCTTTATCGATTGAAACAACTTCTGTGGTGATGTTTAAACTTGAACCTAAAACTCTTCTAGCAACTCCTACTCTCAATGCTACAGTTGCATAATCTTTTCCATGTATCGAAATGGTTTGACCTGCTAATGATTTTTTAAATTCATTTATGGCTTTAATAAGTTTATCTTCGCCAATTATAGTATTATCCATAAAATGATTACTCCTATGATTATTATTGATAAAGCGATTTTAATACGTAGTCGCTGTTCACGTTGAGCTGCTTCTTGCAGATCTCTTTTTAAATCTTCAGAAATAAAACTCATTATTTTAATCCTAATATTCTGCACAAGCATTTTGCACAGAAGTAAATTGTATTTTCTACTATATCCGCTTTATTTTTACATTTTGAGCATTTGGGTCTAGTCATTAGGAAATACTCCATAATTCTTTTACTTCTTGTAAAACATCTTTAGGATAATTATTCCAACACCAAGGATGGTCAAACATGGGATCAATTAGATTGATTGCGCCTTCTATAATTTCTTCTCTACTTTTATCCTCATTGATAGATAATATTTTTTCTCTTCTACGAAATACGTTCATCATTATTTGAAAATTCTTTTTTAATCCTTCAACTGTAAGTCCAGGACAATTATTAGAAGTAAAAGTTTTAAAACCTTCATTAGTTACATAAAGTAAATAAACAGGAACTTTAAAATCATAATAAGCTGAGTAACAAGCACATTGAATTAAATGATTGAAGCTCGGTGTATTAGGTGGTGCTACTCTTACAAAAGATCTTTCACCATTCTTTTTAACTTTACCAAGCCTTGACCATTTGGTCTTGAGTTCAACGATCTTCTGTGGAAAGGCATCTTTCGATGTTGGGTTTAACTCATGAGGAGTATTACCAAACACATTAGGACCATCAAACTCAAAATCCGTTCTTCCAACAACAGGTAACGAACAAGAAAAAAAATTACCTTTAATGTTATTAGAAGTTAAACTGATTTGGTTCTCACAGGTAACATGAGATCCAATACCAATTTCTTCAAGCGCTTTGAAGCCATGAACAACCAATTGAGGAAATTCCTCTAAGTATTTTTGATGCTTAGTTCTATCGTTTTCATCAACTGGTTCGTATTCTTTAAATTTTTCTAATTCTTCCTGGAGGCTTTCTTCTGATGTTTTTTTATTCCATTTAACTGGTGCTAGTTTTTTTGCTGAATTAAATTTCCATATAACATCTGCTAAAACATTCTGAAGAACATTACCTACTGCGATACCTCCAGACATAGCACTATTAGGAAGTAATACTTTTCTTCTAGTAGGCTGATCCATCCAAACATATTCGATTAGCCATGCTCCATCTGGTTTGGCAAATTGTGATGCTGAATAATGATTAATTTTTAATTTTTGTGCGAATAAAGGAAGAAGTCTTTTTTCTTTAA